CATAGCCATTTGTTTAATTTCGTGCTTTGGAAACCACTTAGTTACCATAGTTGTCCAATAATCAGATACAGCACATTCAGTTTGAGCAAATCCTAATAGGATATTACCAACTAAGTTTTTTTCTGATTCGTTTAGGTTCTCATTCCAATCTTTTACATCTCCTTGCATTGGAATCTCAGTATGTAACCAAAAAGCCTGGGCTTGTTTCAACCAACCTTCGGTGTAATATACTGGATATTCAAATGGTTTGAAGGGTATTCTTTCCGCAAATATTCCCATTATATTTTTTCCTTAATTATTTCGTTAAACTTCAATTGAGTGATTATAAATACTGATTAAACATCAATATCACCCTTCATTTCATTATATTTTTGTAACAAATTCTTTCTTACTAAACTCTCCCCCTTCGACATATCACTTGTGGTCTTTTTACCATCAATGGAATCATCGGAATATATGTTAATTCTACCATTACTCATATTAGCCTTAGATGGTAGAGTCATGCCATCAGGCCCAAATCTATTTTTGATAACATGCCATCTACCAGTTCCGGCTAACTTATCTTCAATCTTTCTACTTAGTGATACTACAAAATCTGCAGTCATTAATTTTGAGAATGAACCTGCAATAGAAGTACCTGTAATCACATCATCATTAGCACCACTACGATTGATTTGGGATGCTGTGTATAGTGGACATTCATATTCACCAGCAATACCCCTCAAACCCTCTACAATCTCTTCTAACTCTTCGTGTCGTTCTTTTCTACTATTACCTTTTAACAAATCAGCGTAATCCACAATAATCACATCAGGATTCTTACCTTGTAACTTTAATTTATCTAAGGATGCTCTCATTGCGTTTAATCCTGCAGATTTAGTAGGCCAATATTTCAAAATAAGTTCACCTTTTAGGTTATTAACTTGATTTGAAACATCTTCTATATTGTATTTTAGATTTGGAACTGCAGTACCTGTTAGAACTGCATCATATCTTTGACCAACATAACCTTCATTCAACTCCAATGTATAGTGAACTACCGTCTTACCTAATTTAGCAGCTACCATACCCACATTTACTAATGCCCAAGATTTACCAATTCCTGGAGGTGCTGCAAACATTATCAACTCACCTTTACCAAAACCACCATCTGCTAATTCATCAATTACATCCCATCCAGTTGGAATCACATCTCTAATAGTAGATTCATATCGTTCTTTAATCTGTAATTTGTATTCGTGTCCAATATCAGTATCCTGTCCGGCTTTCATTGCATCATCAATTTTTGATTTAATGATATCAAACTTACCTTCTTCTAATAATCCAACTGATTCTAATATTGCGTTTTTAAAGGTTTGGTTTTTACAGAACTCTAAAGTTTTTTCTTTTACATAATCCAAATCATCAGATTCTAATCCATTCCAAACTTGCTTTAGATTATCTACAATGGATTGTTTGAGAACATCTCTCTCAATCTTAGATACCTCTACTTTAAATACATCTAATGTTGGTAACTCACTATAACCATCAAAGTGGGAAAGAATCTTCTTTACAATCCACTCATTTGATTCAGAATCAAAATATTCCGGTTTGATAATATCATACACCATCTGAAGAAATATTCTATCAGAGATTAGCGCTGAAATTATCTTAATCTGAAATGATGTTCCAAACTTATTTCCAAACTTATCCATAGGATACAAATATACAAATAAAATCTTAAATAAACAAACTTATTTTCTAGTTTGTTTCGAATACTTATCTAAATCACTCCAAGTGTTCACCAACCACGTTTCTACATTCTTAAATGCGGTGTACAACTTATCAATCATAAACTCTTTTTTAAATTGAAATGAATTCAATCCGTTTATAGGGGAATCTATGATATTTCTTACGTTAGATGTGATTGCAGAACCCATAATTGGATTAGATAACTGCATTAAATCATAATTTAACTGAAGAACATCTTTATTTTCTAAAATTTTCTTCTTTAGTTTTTCATCATCCATTTGTGATACCTTTTCAAATAAGGTATCTAATGTTAAATCATCTGATTGTAAAAAATCTAATTTATTAATCAACGTTTTAGGCCCTATACCTTTTACGCCAGGAATATTATCAGATTTATCACCATCGAATATACGATAGTATACTAAGTTATGTGATGGTACACCATATAACTCCTTTACATCATCTTTGTTCATCATCTTCTTTTTAGTTGGTAGATATACTGAAATTCTATCATCTACCAATTGTAGAAAATCTTTATCAGATGATACTATCAAAACTTCTTTCTTAAAGATGTGTCTGGCAGCATAAGCCATCACATCATCAGCTTCAATGTGGTCGATATAACATAAATCAACAGGTAAGAAATCTAAATACTTTATTAAAGTGTTAAAGTTACGTTTCATAGATTCCGCCTGGTCCTCTAAATCTTCGTAACCAACCAATCTATTCACTTTAGTAAGACCCGTTCTACCCTCTTTATATCCTTTCCACATTTTCTTTCTACGATGAGAACCACCCTTACCATCAAACACTACCAAAACTCTCGTTGGTTTGTTCTTTCGGATAAGAGCGCCGAGGGATAACAGGAATCCTGTTACCCCACCAACGTGCTCTCCATCATCATTCAAAGTAGGAACTGCTCCAAACACTCTGATGAACATATTCAATCCATCTACAATCATAACTTTATCGTTTACATCACCTTTAGATGTATTAGATAAGTTAGTTAACATTTCTTTGTAATTAGATTTCGTGCGTATCATCAAATTCGGTTGTATCTGTGTTTGCTGATTCGGATGCTTCTTTATATCCTAAAATATATGCATCACAGATTTGTTTATACATTTGTTCCTTTACTTCAGGTCGTTCTTCCAATATATCGGTAAACCCTTTTGCTTGAAACTTAATAACTTCACCAGTTTCTTCATCAGTCCATGTGTACCATGCACCACTTACAGTTACCAACTTATATGTTTTCATAGTGTTTAACCACGAACCATATCTATCGATACCTCTATCAAAGTAAATTTCAAAATCAACTGCTCTAAGTGGTGGTCCCATTCGGTTCTTAATGACCTGAACTCTGGTTTTAATACCAACTGTCTGGTCAACACCACCCACTTTAGAATTGAGTTTACCCATTTGTTTCATTCTCAATCTACAACTTGCATGGAATCCTAATGCTTTTCCACCCGATGTAGTGTAAGGGTCGCCAAAGGATACTCCCATTCTAACTCTAAGTTGATTTGTAAATACCACCAAAATACGTTCTCTACCAATCATATTAGTAATCTTTCTCATTGCTTTTGAGATAATGATTGCTTTTTGAGTAGCGTAGCCCGCTTGGTCGTAATCTGCTGCCAATTCAACCTTTGTGGTTGCAGCTGCTACTGAATCAACTACGATAGTTACCAATCTATCCTTATCAGATTTTCTAATAGATTCGATAATTGAATCCATAGCATCAAAGATATCTTCTACTGATTCTAAAGGTACATAAAGTAACTTTTGAGTATCTACCCCCAATGCTTCTAAGAACTCCTGATTGATTGCGTTCTCCGTATCAATATACACAGCTAATCCACCCTTCTTTTGAGTGTTTGCTAATGTATGTGCTGATAGGAGTGATTTTCCACTCGCTTCAAGACCTGTAACTTCAACAATTCTTCCAACAGGAAACCCACCATGCGGTCGGTTTGAAATCGCTAAATCTAACATATCATCTCCGGTGGACACCCACTCAGTAAGGTCGGTGGGTGTCTGTTCGGAGCCATCTAAGAAATATGCGACTTTTGATTGTCCTTTGAACTTCTTATTAAGGTTATCGGCTAGAAGTGAAGATAATTCATCTCTATTTGTTTTAGCCATTATACCTTAATTTTAGTTGTTAAATAAATCGTCAAATGCGTCTTTTACGTTAGCAGTAGTTGTATTAGATACTGCTGCAGGTTCATCATCTTTGAAAGGTGATTCAGTTGATTGTGATTGAGTTGGTTGAGTTTCCTCTTCCTCAGAATCACCTACCTGTCCAGTTTCCATCCAAGTTTCCAACAATGATTTCATATCATCATAAGTGTACTTTTTGAACATATTAGGTAGTTCAATCTGGTCTTTCAACTGAGATAATACATTACTATCTTCAGTAATTGGTGTTTGGTTAGGTTTTACTCTGATGTAAGTTTCAGGATAGTTCTTACCTAACTCTTTTGCTGTTTTGAACTCAACAGTGATATCTCTACCATTTGTTGGGTCAGTTAAATCCCCATAGTCTGGGTCTGCGAAGAAAGCAAGTAGTTCTTGGTACACAGTTTTTCCAAATCCCCAAAACTTAACTCCCTCTGATTCTTCACCACGAACCAATACAGGAACGTAAGTACGCATCTTTGGTGTTAATTGTTTTGATAGATTCCAATCATTTCTATCACCAGTTGCTTTTAACTGCTCAGCGAACTCCACTAATGGGTCAGCCTCACCATGTGTTTGTGGTGAAAGAATGTTCTTACCACCAAAGTTGTAGTGGAAAAACAGTTCAATGAAAGGGTTTGATGGGTTGTGAACGTAAGGAACTATCCTTACTTGTTGTTTGCCGGGTTTCGGCTTCCAAAGGTTGTCTGTTTTTGTTACCTTTGTTTGTAGACTGTCTAGTCTGTTTCGGATTGCATTCAAATCGATTGCCATAATTTACTCCATTTTTTAATTGTTAAACTTATATTGATTCAAATATACGAATAATTTTTCAATTATCCAAATTATATTTCACTTTTTATTCTCAACACGCATTTACTCCCATGTGTTGATATGGTTACAAATATACGAAAGTTTTTCCAAACTTCCAAGTATAAATATCAAAATAATTTAATTAACATCAATTATTCTGAACAAATTTGTTTTCATAATCTTATACCCATCACCATCAGTTAGAATCATAGAATTACGATAATCACCCCATTCAATCTGATATGATTTATCTAATGTACCACCATTTAAGCTCTCTATTAACTTATTCAGTGCGTTGATAGTGTACATCGTATTTGATTCTTTTTTTCTATGAACCATAATGGTTGATGGTAAAAATCTTGTCTCTCTATTTGGTATAATGTTATAACTTATCACCAACTCTTTGGATGGGTCTAATTTAAGTATGAATATCTTCCTACTGAACAATTCATAGGAGTCAAATATATTTTTCAATAAACCTTCAAACAATTCTTCTGTTGTGAAGGTACATAGTAGTTGCGTTCTCACTCATTCTCTCCGTAATTTATTTACTATCAAAACACTTTTGCATATCAGGAGACCATTGAATGGTATTCGATGTTTTCCCTGTCGTACCACCCTTTGAACGATATCTCTTTTCACCAATGAATTTTTTACTTTTATCTTTTTGATTGATTGCATATATGTAAACAACCTTTCCAGTTGTAATTGTATCTGTCTTATCTTTAATCATTCTCTCATCTGTAACAACCTCAAAGTTATCTTCCGCATCTTTTAGATTGGATACACCCATACATTCTTTTATACTCTTAGGTGGTACATCCTTGCCACCCATAACTAATTGAGTGTTTCGTTTCAATACTTGTTTGAAATCACCCTCTTCAGCTTCTTTGATTTTATCTAAGTGTAAGAAATCTATTGTTTCTTGGAAACCAACAACATCACCCAATGGTTTTTCTTTACCAGTAGATGTTTTTGCAGGTATCTTATT